CGGAGGACTTTTTCCGATTAGTTCTTCCAGTAACGTATGGTGATGACATGCTTTGTTCTGTCAAAGAAGAAATACCTGAGTTCAACAATCTCTCGTATGGATTTTTTGTGGAACAATTCTATGGAATGGAGTTTACTACAGCGTCAAAAGGTGTGCAAGAGCATCAGTACGTTGATATGGATTCCACTTCCTTTCTTAAGAGAACTTTTAGGTTCAATAAGAATTTGCAGCGATATGTTGCAGTTCTTGAGCCTGATAGCTTGATTAAGAGTCTGACTTACATTCTGCCTTCTCAGGTAGTCTCGTCAGATGTCCAAGTAATAGAAACTAGTTCTGCTGCTTTGCGTGAGCTCTTCTTCGGGTGTGAATCCGAGGTTGAATATATGAGTTTACGAGAGCGATTTGCTAGTATTCTAGGGGTTAAAACTTGTTACTCTAAAGATGAAATCTTGGAGTATTTCCCAAATTGGTCAAAACTTTTTGATCAATACAGGTAAGCTGTTTCTTAGTTATTTCTTTTTTGCGAATTGAAAGAAAACTGATGCGTGTAATATACTGAGTCTGTTTATGTAAATGATGAACGTAATTTATTCAGACTTTCAGGAAAGCGTATTTAAAGGCGGAGTCCTATTTAGGGCACTATTGACAATATCAAAGCCGCCTCAACCTGGAGCAATCCTCCAGGAATAGGGGATTTTGTCCGTTCTCGACTGCAGCTGCTTGAGTTAGTGCTGTAGTTTAAATTATTAACTTGCCGAACAAAATGAACAAAAACAAAGTGCAGAAGATGCACAAAAACAAAGTGTTGAAAATACACAAAAAGTAGATAGAAAAGTCAGTTTTGAGCCAGAGGTTTGTACAGATAGAAAGACGTTGTTTTATGAAGGCTTGAGAAATATTGAGTTTGACATTCATACTCTTCAAAAACTGAAAGATGGACATAATGATACTGTAGCTCGTAGGTATTATAGAAAGTTGTACTTTGAGCAAGTGGCTAAACACCAGAAAGAGGCTACAGAACATTTGTTAGAAATTAGGCGTCGAAAAGCCGTTGATAGAGCCCGTCGTTTCGGACAATTCAGAGCTGAATCTCAGGAAAATGTTAAAATGGACACTGAGTATACTGATTTTAGAGAAACTTCCCCAGTTGTTGAAACCGATTCTGGACATCATACCGCTTATGAGCTCAAAAATTTTCTTGCGCGTCCTGTGGTAATTGCTGAGCTAGATCTGAGTGGTGAAAACACTTTAGAATTTGATCCTTTTGAGTTGTGGACAAATAATGCAGCAGTTCGTGCTAAACTTAGCAATTACTATTCTTTATCTGGAAATCTCACAATTCGTGTTACTGCACGTTCTGCGCGATCTACTTATGGGTATGCGCAATTTAGCAATCAACCTTTTCCACTTCAAAATCGTGTCTTACAACATTGTGTGGAGAAAGAAGCTGTGATACGAGGTAAAAATGTTTTGCATACTTATCTCTCTCAATCCCCTGAGGTTTTTCGTATTTATGCTGGTGAAGATACTGAGTTTTCTCTCAACATTCCCATGTTATCACCTCGTAACGCTTTGAAGCTTAACAATGGTACGAATCTTATCACAAACGCTGTGGCTTTCAAAGAGTTTCTTGGTTTGTCAACAATTTATGTTACTCGCCTTATGACTGCAGTTGATGCTATTACTGGTGCTGCGGCTGAATGGAATGTTACTGTAATTGCTTACATGGAAGATGCGCAGTTGGGTGCTTCAACGGCACAGGATATTAACATCACGGCAGAATCACAAATGCCAACCTTTTCAATAGTTCCTCGTGTAATGTCTTTATGTTTGTCTGAATGTTGCGTCAAACTTGATGATGATGAGAGTTTGTTTGAGATAGAAGCTGAGTCTCAGGATTTAATGGCAATGTTTCAGGACTTTCAAAAATTTAAACAACAG